GCTTCCGTTTGGGGGACACGTCGAACATTGAATTCACTTAGATCAAGAGATTGCAAATGGTAGAGTAGAGCTTCATACCCACCATCTTCCATCTGCTCATCCATTGAAGCGAAGAACTCACTATCCTGCTGGTTTCTGGTTCCAATATCGAACACGCAGTAACGACGTTCATCCCCAGTTACCCTGATAACATGAGGATCATTAGAGCCATAATCAGGTGGACATAGTTCGGGGCAGGTTCTACATCAATTCCTTTTTGTTCGATTGGAATGGTCTGTTCAGTAATCAGCATCTTAAGAACTGATTCATGCGATTTGTCGCCAGCGAAGAAAGCCTCATCAGCAAACAGGGTCACGCAGTCTTTCAGGTGAGCGTTAAACTGACCGACTAGGTGCTTTGCATTACCGATATGAACATGATGTCGCCCAAAGAGAGCACCGAAGTATTTCGCAACAGTACCTTTACCAGTACCCTTACCACCTCTGAGAACGATCGCTACTTCTCCTGGGGTTGCTGGGTACTGTACGACACGAGCCATCCAATTTATGAGATATTCGTAGTGTTCCTCATTCCCCTGACAGATATTCACTTTTAGATGTTCTAGGAACAGAGAGCATTCACCGGGCTGCGCCGCATACGAGAATCCACGCCAGAGGTTATAGACCCCTTCTTTCTCTTGGTTCGGCATGAATTTGATAGTATCGTACTGACGTCTCATAGGATGCCCGAGCCAGAACTTACCGAGATCCACGACGACCGGAGCACCTTTATCACTGGTGCCGACTTGAACCTTTCGGTTACTGTAGCGATTACGGATATCTTCGAAGCTAGAATAAGTCAGCTTTGTGCGGTTAAGTTGATCATCTGGTACTTCTTCAATGACTCGGCATTTACCGCTAATATTCCCGATAACAGCATGGCGATCATTCATCCATACAAGATCGTCGCTATCACCGGGTGTTTCAGCGTATTCCTTAGCTCGTCCAATTTGTCGAACTGCATACTGCTCGGCTCGAGCTTTATTCTCGAGAACACTTTCAGAAATACCCCATTCGGGATCAGTGAGAATAGCATAGAGAACTTCATCTGGAACGCCACATCTGATCATACCACAACAGAAATCGAAAAGCCAAGCAGATCTAGAGTTATCCTTCTCTTTAGGCTCGTCTGGATGCATACCTTGAACCATGATAATCTTGAGACGATCTGGAACCTGATATTCATCCAATTCTGATGGATCTTCTATGCGGACTACGTTTCCTGGGATGTTGACCTTAGCTCCAGCCCCGGTAGAACGGCCAGTTCCGAAATCACCTTGGACGCCCTGAGCTCTCTTGAAATCATCAATGGAGTAGACGTTTCTAGAGTTGAACTGGAGCAACTTAGCGAGTGTTTCTACCCGACCTTTCTTTCGCTTTTTAGCATCTGGTACGTTAACCGTACCGGGTAGACGCATGATGCGGTCTACGTTATGACAATGATCACCGCCGAATATCTGCTCTAGGCGTTTATTGTAGAGTTCGAAGTCTAACCATTTTTCTTCACTACCGTCGATCTGGACAGGCTTATCTAATTTCCAAAAGGCTTGAAATCCACCGCCAGAAAACAGAATAACAGTCGGTTCTGGGATTCCTTTCGGTAGTTTATCGGTGAGCTGCCCAAGGGCGCGTTCTTGTTCCTCGGCGATATCTTGACCCTCGGCAGGATCAATATCCACATGAAGCCAACCAGCCTCCCACATATCAACTTTGTTCGGCTTCTTGATCTTATCCTGCTTAAAGAAAGCATTCTGAGGACGATTAACGGTAAAATAGAGATTCCGGTCTCCGTTATATTTATCGATCCATTTACGGCAAGGTTCGAGAGTATTTGGTCCGAAGACTGCCGTATCTATACCTTTGCGGTCTGTGGAGATCGCAGTTAGCAGCCATGGACCCTTCGGGTAGAATTTCTCAAGGAACTCAATCCCCTTGGGTGTTTCACCTTTCATTCCAGAAGGCCTCCAGTCTATCGCTCGGTGCGCGTCCATTTTCCATAAGATTGTACCAATATCGGGTGATCCCCATTAGATCGGCACATTCTTGCTGAGTCCATCCTGAGCGATATCGCCATAAGAAGCACTGCTCATGAGGTTCAAGGGGTTCCACGACTACGATAAACCCAGGGAGTTTAAGAGTCCCCTTAGCTTCTGCGATACCATACTCTCTACGAGTCATGTTGAAACACTTAGCCATCGCTAGCTGACTGAGTCGCATACGGCGTCTATAAATTAGCGCCCGTTCTCCCTCAGATAGGTCAGTAACCTTTCCACTTCCAGTCCGTTCGGGAAGTACAGCTCCGCTTCCTCGATCATCTGAGGTCTCGTCATGTTGTCCCATAGATTATTTTCCTTGATGTGTTTTCCGGACCAAAAGAACCAGGAACGACTCACTTGAGCGCATACCAAGGCGAGACCTCCGCGTTTTTCTCTGCGCCAGAGCCAAACTTGCTGTTCTTTTGAGAGAGGATGGGGGAACTTCACCGGACGTGTATCTGCGTTCTTGGGCCAGTATTTCATCCATTTGCATTCTATAACACCGCCAATAAAGAAGACGTCCGGGATACCTAAACCAGTCGAAGGACTTTCAATAGCCACTGCATCGAGAGGCTTGAGTTTCTTCACAAGATTGGAGCGGCTAGATGCTTCTGACATTTCGTAGAACCCTTATACTAGCTTGGTGAGTGGCAATTGACAACCTCTACTTTTCGTGGATTGCCCTGACCGGACCCCGTCGCTGGTTGTGATACTTACCGTCGTAGGATTTCTCTACGTGTTGGTCAATACGGTGGAAAACAACCTGACAGATCGGCATTCCTCGTCGAAGAGTAATGGGGTAGCTGCTGTGATTCGTGAGCTCCAGTGTCAGCCATCCTTCCCATCCAGGTTCAATCACGGTGTTTTGAGCGGCCAGACCCAAACGAGCCCAAGTGGACTTGTCATGTACGATCCCCATTACATCATCCGGCATTGTGAAACGCTCTATCGTCGAGGCTAGGATAAAATCACCCGGCCCCATATGGATTGTTTCCTCTGAGCCGATTTCGTCAAATTCAACTCGAACATCATATCCGGCTGGGCCGACGCCATAGGTCATCCCTTGTTCCCGAGTTCTTTCACTGAACGGCTGAATTATGTTCTCAGCTCTGATTGTTTGTCCTGACAGTATCATTCGAATTCATCCTTATTATCTTCGTACACTTTTAGCATTTCTCTTCGATGCTTCTCTTCAAGATGTACCTTCTTCGCTGCGAGAAATACGTCCTCGTAAAACCACTGACGTTCTATGCTTCGTCCAGCGTATGAGGCTCTTCGACTTAGAGTTTCTTCCTCATGTTTTTCTCTGATATCCGAGTAGTGATCAGTCATTTGATTTCTCCCCATGATGGGCCACATTCAGTGTCCACTTTAAACGGCACAAGAGGATCACACCGCTCTGTAATGCAATCACGCATGATGTCACCAGCTTTTACAGCCTCTTCTACGGAACCGAAACTTCCATCGGTCTCGTCGTGAACTTGAAGTTGAAGGTAGAACCCGGCTTTATCCAGTTCAATTAGAGCTAGTTTCGTTTGATCTGCGCTAGAACCTTGGATGACGCGATTCAACGCTTTGTGAGTATAGTCGTAGCTACCATCATCACGCTGTTCGAAATGCAATTGGCGTCCAAGGATTGTCTTGACGAATCCATTAGCTTCAGCTCTTTCTGTAGCTGTCTTAGCTAGTTTACCTACAAATGGAGCTTCTCGGTCAAATTTATCTAGGATCTCCTGACCTTCTTCTCCAGCCATTTCCTTAACAAATCCAGAGCCAGTTTCCATTCGAGCCGCCATTGCATCCATTCTGGTTTCATAGAACTCCACACGACGCTCTCGGCCCCATCCAGAAATATGTCCCCAGCGAGTAGGTTTCCCAATATCGTGACAGAGCTTGGCTCCGCCTTCTCCATAGCAAAGCCCAAGATAGATGGCTTTGGAGAAACCGCGTTCGACTTTGTAGAGACCCTTTGGATCCTCAGCGTACCACTGATCAACCAATGCGTCACCGTTAACCAGTCTTGTCATCATATCATGGTTATCGGTTGATGGATCTTCTCGATAACGTCGAGCAGCCTCCGCCGCTTTGGGCAAATCCAGAACCGCAGCGAAATGAGTTGTCCATCGCGGTTCCTGCTGAGAATAGTCGTTACAGCCCCAAATGGCTCCTTCTTCAGGAATAAAGATCTTTCTCCATTCCCCTGCAATAATTGGATCTCTATCAGGAGAGGGTTGCTGTTGAAGATTCGGGTGTGTTGCTGAGAGCCTGCCGTAGCGGACACCTTTCTGGTCCCCCGCTTCATCTTCTCTTGCAATTTGGTGAAACTGACAATGAATCTTGCCGTTTACTTGGTATCGATGAATAGAAGCAGCGAAGGTTGTTCTGATCTTATTCACTTTTCGAGCGTGGAGAATAGCTGCGGGAACTTCATGATCGCTGCCTCCGAGCAGAGCTTTATCGATTTGAGGAGCCCCAGTGCTGGTCTTGTTGAGACGCATCCCAATGGCTTCCAACGCAGGAGCCAATTCATTGGGCTTCCATACATTATCCATGC